ATTTCTTTAAGATTTATCGTTTGTTTAAGAAATTCACTCTCTGATGTCCACAACTATGCAACAGCCGCGTCATAAAGGTTCTTCCAAATTTTCTTTCTATACCGAATCTCACCATACACGTCTTCCTATGAGCAACTACGGCCTAGTGAATGTACGTTTTAACCCCGCTGTTAGTAGTATGTCAAAAGAAAAGTTGGTCGATTTGAAAACGAATCTTCTCTCACATGGTTTAAACCGAGACGAACTTGTGGAAGATTTTCTTACTCGTAATTCTTTATCTTTTAATGAACTTCACCCTCACCTTAAGGAATTTGAAATTGAACAGGTAGAAAAGGTGGGTCCTTATTCCATCCAACTTTCTGTGAATGATCGAATCCCCGACATTTCCTTATACTTTTCGAAGAATAAACAATTCTCTCCTGACGAAAATGCTTTTGTTAATTCAGTAGATCATGTTATTAAGGAATTTAACCTTAACGGTCGACTTAGACCTTTAAGCCTTGACGTTGCTTACGAAAGGTCAGACAAAACTACTAATTGGGGAGCTCCCAATTATACGTCTGGTAAGCATTCAGGTCTTGACCACTTGAGTTTGGCTAAACAAATTGTCTCGGACGGACACGTACCAAACTTTGATAGTGCTTTAGGCTGGAGAGGACAACCTAGTGGTGGACCTATCCCGAAACAGAGAGTGGTTTGGGTTTACGCTCATTCGATTGTTCTAATAGAAGTAGCATTCCAAACCGTGCTACTAGAACATCTCCGCAAATTTGATGAATTCTCAATGTGGAGAAGTATCGATGACGTATCCATACCAATCACGGATATGTTGAGATCTTCTGAAAAATTGGACTGGCCACTGCTTGGCTTTGATGCTACTGCATTTGATACTTCCATTCATAGGAAGTTCATTTATGCGGCCTTTTACATCATTAAGTCTGCTTTTCAGAAGAGTTATTGGAAACAGCTCGATCTACTTTGTCAATACTTTTGTTATTCTGGCATGTTATCGGGAAATGGCCGCCGTTTCCATGGACGTGATGGTTCTGTTCCATCTGGATCTGGTTTAACTAACCTCGTTGATTGTATTGTCCAACTACTGGCTTTCAACTATGTTAGATTCAAAACGACCGGAGCAAATGTTGGTAAATGTGTTGTACAGGGTGATGATGGAGTATGGTTCTTACCATTTGTAGAATTAGAAACGATTACCGATCATTGTTATGATTTAGGTCTCACCATGAATCCTTCTAAACAATATTTTAGAATGGGTTCAGTTACCTTTTGTCAACGTTTGTTTGTTTTGGATATGGCTGATCAATTTGGAATAGTTCGGGGTGTTAGATCCGTTATTAGAACGTTAAATAGCATGATGTCATACGAGAGGCGAGTCCCAGACGATGCACCACTAACTTATGAATCCTGCCGGTTTCTTACTCAATTAGAAGAGTCTAGATACAACCCAATGTTTAAAGATCTTGTATCTTATATCATTCCTTTGGATCCTTACAATTTAGGCATAAATTTAAATACAGGACCAATTGAGTTATTTAGAATGACTGGGTTCACTGAATTTATGAAATATAGTGGGAAAGGATTCCTTTATACTTCACTCGTGAGAGAGGAAAAGGACTTGAGTAAACTGAATGTTATTAACCTAATTAATGAATGGGCGGGGTATCGCTAACCAGGTAACGAGAAATAGAC